ATTCCCGCTCCGCCTCGCTCAAAACCAATGGGGGCGTTGGTCGGCCAGTCGCATTTGCCATGCCTCAACCTCCAATGAAGAGGCCAAGCATACAATGTAGTGAATTTTAGTTCCAGGTGACTAGCCGCCTTTGTCGAGGCTCGCCGCGTTGCGCCTGGTGCCAGCAAACAGCGAACGGCAGCGACCGGAGCGTCCAAGACCTTTAAGCTTGCCGACTTCGCTGCGATGAGAAAGGAATTGCACCGGAAGCGGACAACAAAAGCGCGGAAACGATGAGTAAGGCCGCCTTTAGACAAGCAGATCTGGAGCGGATTCTTCGCGCCGCTAAAAAGGCGGGCGCTGTCGTGCAGGTTGATCTTCGGACGCTGGAGGTGAAGATTTTGCCGGCACCCGGCGATGTCTCAAATGCCAGTGATGGACTGGCCCCGGACGGGCCAGAGAATTGGCGCTGAAACCAAATGACCGAGCGACAGCCTCCAACCGTGGCGCCCAAGGAACCCTTCGGGATAGACGACATGGTTGAACACGATGTGTTGCTACAGCGCTACGATTGGCTGAGCGCTCAGATATTGAGCAGGTGGAAGCGCTCGGGAGCAATTCGCTATTTCCGGGGCCGCGGCGGGAAGTTAGTGTATCCGATTAACGATATTCGTTCGGCGATCGAAGCCGAGATGAACGAGGGCCTAAGGGGAACATGACAAACAGGCCCCCCATCAAGCAGGCTGAACTCAACCGCTTGGCTGCTGTCGCTAAGCGGAACAATCTGACGATAGAAGTCGAAGCGGAAGGGGTCATGATCCGGATGTATCCAGGGTCACCAGCGCCCGCCACTTCTTCAACCGCGCCGCAGCAACTTGAGCCCGCCCTGAATGAGCAAGAGCGCGGGGTCATGGACGAATTGGCGAAGCGCGGCGTCGAGGTTCACGTCGCCTGGTACACCGTTAAGAACCTACAGGATCGAGTCCTTGTAGACGTCGACCCGGACCAAGATCAGGACAGACACTCTACCGAGATCCGGGCAGAGGCAGTAGACGAAATTGCTCCCCCGAAGGAAGCCCCGCCAGCTTTGCCCGAAGGCCGCAGCCCAGAAGAGGTGGCACGCCATTTCGGGATTTCCCCTCGCAAGCTCCGGCAGATGGCGCGGGAACTGGGAGCATGCCGTATAGTGGGAAACAAGGTGTTCTTGCTGCCAGCGGACGTTGAAGCGATCCTGGAGGCAGCGCATCCGAAACCAGAACAATATCATCCTGGTCGCGACTCCGCGGAGCTTAACGCGCTTCTTAAACGCCTGGAACCCGCCAAACGAAAAGGCTCTAAGAAGCCTACCAAGAATACGCGTCCATGAGCCTCACCACGCAATTCTGGAGTCGTGTTCCATCGGAATTGAGTTTTCCCCTCTTTCCACAAGGGGAAAAAAGACCGCTGTGCTCCGGGCCAATTTCTGCCAGCATTAGCCGGACGACACGAGCGAGGCCGCCCCATGAGCCAGACTGCGGATGAACGATTGATCGCCTTTGTCCGAGCCCTTGCGCGGAGACAGGCACGCATAGATATCGAACTGGAGGCGCAGCGCCACTCCGGTCCGGGCAGTTTGCAGCCAGAGGCTCAGCCACTGGACCAGTTGCCCGCTTCGAGCCGCTCGTTTCAAGTCCGCGGAGACAGACTGCTCAAGCTTAGAGAGGTCATGTCGATGACCTCGCTGGGAAGCTCGACGATCTACCGACGCATGAAAGCTGGGAAATTCCCGAAGCCTAAGCGGCTCAGCGAGGCATGCGTTAGATGGCGAGAATCCGAAATTGAAAAGTGGATGTGCGAATTACCCACGACAGGGGGCGCGAGCAAATGACCGACTGGCAGGATCTAACGGAAGATGAGGCCATCGAGGTAGCCGTTGCCGAGCACGGCAAGAACCCAACGGCATCTGTCGCATACTGCGCTGGAAGCATACGACGGCCGGGACAGTGAGGAGTACCGCTTCTAGTTCGGCTTATTCCTAAAGCTTGCAAAGCGCGAGAACGTCGGCTGGGCGTAGGTGCCGATGAGCATCACGACCGCATTCATTGCTGAACTGATCAGAGCGGCGAACGAGGTCGAAAGGCTTACGCCGTATGAGATCAGCCGGCTGCTGGATCATTCGGTTGACACGATCCGTGAGATGCGCAGACAGACGGGCATCGCTGGCAGCCACCGTGCCCGGGACGTTGTGATCGACGTCCAGGTCGCCTCGGCACGCGCCCGGGACCTATCTCCGGCGGAGACCAGAGACGTCCTGCTCCACGCGGCCGATATCATCAGGACGCTAAAAATCCTGCTCGATGGGAAGGAATGATTGCCGGCCCTGCACCTCCCCAGGCACCGCTCTTAGAGGCAGCGTCGAGGACGAGCGATTATAAAAGTTCCTTGCATCCGCAATCACTGATGTTACCCTGAGCGAATTGCACCGCTCTGCAGGGGGACATCGACCATGTCGACGTTGAGGGCGCTTCTGATCACATCTCTTTATTTCGTGTCAGCCGCCGGCGCGGAGGCGCAAGAGCCCAATTGCGCATTGCGAGTCTGTCCGGGCAAGGCACCAAATCCCCACGGTGATGCCAATTACCAATTCAAAACGACCAGCCGCGTCTACAAGGATGGCCGGGACGAAATGTTCGTAACCTGTGTTCAAAACACGGGCGACAAGGACATGGAGGTTAATTGGGTAATTCCAGGGCCGGAAACGGTGGTGCTCAAAGGCTGCGCCGTGACTGCTCCGCGACCTCACGACACCAGGCAGGTGTTGGACAATCACAAGGGATGTCTGAGATACGGCGCGTCCTGGAAATGGACGAAAGCACCCTTCATTCCCCACGCTTCGGACACCCGCTCAATATCGGGTGAAGTCGGAGACTGCCGGAGCCTTTACGTTGTGACCGCCCCGCCGGTTCCATCCCAACCTCGAAAGATACGGTTCGAAGCCGAGCGGTTCGGTTCATCCGTCTATAAAGAATTCCAGCGGACTCTTTCCAGAATATTCTACGCTCTTAGTATCGACGTAAACCGTGAGGAGAACGTCTATAAAACGTCAATCAAGATAACGATTACGTCTGCATACAAAGACCACCCAGAGTATTACTCTAACGGCTTTGCAATTCGAGCGTCCGAAGACATCGGATCTTCGGAATTCATGGCGTCAGCATCTGGGAACGCGCAGGGCGGGGAGTTTGCCGATGGTGGCCTAATTGAATATACGCTCCCCATCCCCGAAAAAGCTGTTCAAAGATTCCTTCGATACCGTGTGCTATCCTCAGACGGCGAACAGGTCGCCTCATTCGACGTGCCCATTTGGGTTCCGGCTCCGAACGTGACGCCATGAAGAAGGCCGAAAACATCATCGCTGGTGTGACCGGGATCACCGTTGCAGCTTCGATGTTTTTCCAACCCATTGAAGGTACCTGGTTAGGCCATGATGGCTGGGCGGCACATAACTTGAAAATTGCGGCTTTTGTCGGCGCGCCCTGTGGAGTGCTTTTGTTTTGGCTCCGAAAGCACATCTGGCGGTCACTCCTCGCGGCATTGACGGTCATCTTCCTTCTTGCATTCATCGGCTGTGCCGTCGCAAGCGTTTACCTCAGCGACAGCGTACCAACATTCCCGGACATCGCGGACCAGCGGTACTTCAGAGACGTAGTTTGGAAGAATGCTCATCTGGTCATGCTGATATCGGCTATACTTCTGGTCTATTCAGCGTTTGCCTATCGTTCCTCTGCCCCCTAACTGCCATTGCAAAGAAGGGCGCATACTGTTGCATCGTCCTCCCGTTCCCGTATCCCCTTGAACGACGCATGCCGCAGCTTCCAATCATCGGTCCAGGCGCGGTACTCGACCTCCGCGACAAGCACTGGCTCGACGAAGACGGCGCCTTTCCTCCTTAGAGCCACCGCCGGCCCTTTCGTCGCCATCCCTCGAGCAGCTTGCGCAACTCTCGCGAAAGCTCATTCGACCATCCGGTACCGCACCCGCCGACATAGACGAGCTTGTCGCACTTGCGCGGCCAGAAGCGGCCGTCCGATCGCCTGCCCTGACACCTGCATGATGGGCACCTTCGATCCGTCGACCATGCTTGGCGCTTGGCAATGTCTCCGACATTGCCGGGGACTCGGTTGGTCGCCGGAGTCGTGATATCTTATCGGGAGCCGCGACCAAGGATACACCATGCGCGTGTTTGTTATAGCCTAACGTGATCGATTGTTATTGCGTCAGTGCTTTGGAGGAAGCCGTGCGAATACTTTTGGCAGCACTTGTTGGGTTCTTTTTTTCCGCGGCCGCGATGGCTGCCGATGAATGCCGTGCAATTTTAGCCCAAGGAATCATGAATGCATCCACAGAAACTCGAAAGAGCCAGAGCTCTGAATCGGATAGGGCGTATTATTGCTCCGCAACACTTAACGAAGCGCGAACTTTTTACGACAAACAGGACAAAGATTTCGGAAGCTCTGGAGGTGGCGCATCAATTTCTTATGGACCGTTTGGCGGCGGAGTAAACACCAGTCAAACGGACGTGAACTCCTCTTCTCTTACCGAAGAGACATACAATAAGTGGAAAAACGATAATTGTAGCGAACAAGAAAAGGACCGCGCACAACAAGCTTTCGAATTTCAAGCCCAATCATGGGTGGCTGTCAGCATCGTTGATGCTTGGCGCGACTGTAAACTAAATGTTGATGGCCTCTCCTGCTGGACCGAGCCGGAAACAGATGGCGCTGTCTTGTTGAACGTGGTGTGGAGGAAACTTACTAACTCAGTCACCACCGTCCTGAATTCTTTCCTCAAAGGAGGTGAGTCGGTGTGGGACGGCACTCCTAAGGGTCGAATATTCCCAACAAACATGACATTGCCGAAGGGGCACGTACAGGTGGCCGTACTTAGGCCTGGCGCCGATTCAGTGAGGGCAAGCTTGAACGTCACCAACGATGGAGAGGCGCACTCTTGTGCGGTCTACGTTTCGGCGAAACCTCCTGCTCCTGCTCCGCCCGCAAAAGAGGAAAACATATTTGGTCAATTCACCTGCAAAGCCCCCTCCGATTGCAAGTGGTGGGACGTGCTTCAAACGGATAAAAAGCCGCCTTGGATGCCGGACGTTAGCGCCGGACGGTTTACCCCGAACTATGAAGTCCAAGTGAGCCCTGCAATCAGGCCGTTACCAGAGGAAAGGCTTAAAGTGTTCCAGGGCGAGCAGCGATACAACGTGACGGTAACGCCCGTCCAGTGATCCGGAAGCAGAACGGCGAGCTTCGCCCTGCGCAGGCGGCCCTCAGGAAGGATTCGCGTTCGCCTCGACTTCCTCAGAAAGTCGAATCGCACCTTCCTAGCCAGCGGGCCGCGGCGAGCCGAGCTGCTTCTGCTCTGAGCATCAGCCCGCGCGGAGAATCGGCCCGACTACCCAAGCGCCGTCGACGCCGCGCGGAATAACCGATGCGGCCACGCAACCCACCCTAGTGCAGGCTAGTACCGGGAGTATACATAGATCGGCCGCGCACGGCGCTTGCACTTGATCTCTTCCTTGTATTCGTCGTCGTCCCACTTGCACTCGGGTTTCTCACCGAAGACCCAAGCACGTATCGGACCTTAGTCTGGCTCGTTGATGGCAAAGGTCCTAAGCCAGTGACCGAGCGGATCCCTTCGGCCCATGTTAGCGTTGTCACCCCGAGCGGCACCCTCGTCAGCCGCTCGTGTGAGTGATGGCCTCAGAGTTGCCTGCGTTGTCCCTTCTTGGCAGCTTTGAGGCCGAGTTCTATGCCGCTACTAGTTTATTGTGCTGAAGGAATGATTGATGCGTGACAAAGACGATTTTGGACTGCCGGAGCAAAGAGCATCAACCGGTCTGCCCCTCAGCGTAATGCTCGTATCGATGTTGACCATCGTCGTTTATCTGCTCGTCGGCGGCGCCTTCTCGAACAACGGAAGCGGCGTGGTCGCGGTCTATGTTCCTCAGCAAACCGATGCCGAACATCGCTAAGCTTCGAGCTAGCGATGGGATGGCCACCTTCTATCGAGATATTCGCCAGCCTTCGCCTGAGCAGGATTGCTCGTCGGAGTGCTTCTTGCACGTCCCTCCGCCTCTGGGCGGCGGTACTTCCGCTTGCTTTGAATGTGTCCACTTCAGTAGAGATGGGGTCCTTGCCTTGACCTCTCTTCTCTTGATCAGGAACACGGTCGTTCACCACATCACTCGCACGCCAGTGCCTTACCTCGACTTTACGGCTCGTCTTTCGGGGAGGCATGTGGAGCCAGAATTTTTCAAGATCTAAGGAACACCGAGGAAGGATTTAGGACCTTGGTCCGGCTCATGAATGGCAAAGGCCTTAGATCACGCTTCCGTGTTGAGGCGAGAGGCGAGTCTCCTTGCCGCTGTCATACTCGGGGCGCATAGTAAACCATCAGCGGCTGATAACACGGGCGCCGCTGGCTGGAAGATCATTGCGCTTTCGCCCCGATGAGGTCGCGCGATGTTGACGTCACACGATTATACGGATGCGGTTCTACCTACCGGTATTGACTTGCTGGACGACGTTTTCACCCAAATTCTGAGTGAAAAGGGGCTCTGCCGCGATAGCGAAGCTGCCGAGCTGATTGCCAGGAGACTATTTTCCCTCTACCAGTCTGGACACCGCGAGACGAAGATGCTGCGCAACTTGGCGGTCGGTGATTAACTGCACGAACCCCGCCTGTCTTTCGAAGTCACCGACACGCGCTAGGCATGCGTGCGCGGTGGTCGATCTCTAAGCATCTGACATACAACCATCGCAAGCTTGTCTACGGGAAACGGCTTCTCGAGCATAATGCTGTTCGCCACGCCCCTTGAGGCCCACTCGAGAGCGCCGTGTCCGCTGACGTAAACAATTGGCATGTCCGGATCGACCTCACGGGCAACCCGTGCGACGCTCCAGCCGTCAGGAAGCTGGTGAAACCGAATATCGGTTACCACCCCTGCTCTTCCGGAGCCGGCAGACTTTAAGACCTCTATCGCCTTCCCGCCGCTGGTTACCGCCATGACGACGAACCCCGCGTCGGCGAGCGCGTCCTCATAATCCAGAAGGAGCAGTGTTTCGTCATCGGCGACCAATATTGTGGCCGGTTCCATGTCCGTTCCTCGCACGATGCTGTTGCTCCCGAACGCGCAGAGCAGAGTCGGGTTCCCCACATTTGTGTTGAAGGAGACGGTATTTCGCCCCGAGAGGTCGCACCGCACTAAGCGCCTGTTTTGAAATCCGAAGGCGAGCGGCGGAACTTACCGTTGCCTGGTGATGTTGACTGAGAAATGCGGAGGCAGCTCAATGCACTCGCTCAACGTTGCCGGTATCCTAATTCTCCTTGTTATCACAGCGCTGTTCGTCCTCGCTTGGCTCGCAGTCTGACGAAGGGCGGAGCGGAACTATCGTTCATACAGGAAGTTGTGCGCTCAAGTACGACAGCCCGGAGTTTATGTTCTGTCCCGATGGGCTGTCCCGGACAGAACAACCCCGCTAGGACCTTGGTCGCTCTGCGACGCCCCATCACCCCGTTTTCGGAAACGCCCATCGTCGATGGGCTTCAATACGCGCCTCCTGTGTTGCCCACCCGTGGTAGTAACAATGGGTCAATTGCACCGTGGAAAGCCCTGCTGCACTATAGCTCTTATGCAGCAGTTCCCAACCAGGTGGGCGAGATGGACGCGTTGCAAGCACTGGCAGATATAGCCGAGATCATCGGTGCGGGAGCAACCGTAGTCCTCACGTTCATCATCTTTGACTACACGAAGAAACGTGAACTGTTTGAATCAACAGCGCAGATTCAAACAGAATGGCAAGTTCACAATCAGATTATTTTGTCCGACGCCGATTTACTCGCTATGGAAACCGAGATGCATCCGTTCGGGCAGATTACATCGGCCGAAACAAAACGGATGTACGCTTACTTCTTGAAACTCAATCTTGCTTTCAACAGCTGGGTTGGACAGAGCCTACATGTGGATGAAAAGCTCGCGACTTCTACTATAAATAACACCATCAATTGCCTCTATTCAGACAGAGCCTTCATTAGAACTCACGTCTTTCCACGAGGCTATCCGCATGGATTCACCCAAATGATCGAAGAAAAGTGGAAGCTGATTGAGACACAGGGCGGCAAGCCCCTGCCCATGGTCTGACCAAGCTGACGAGATCAGCGCCGCAGCGGCGCGCCATCGCGTTGCCCGGCCTCGATCCGTTGCAGGATCTCCCTCATTACACGCGTATCGGTGGACAGGTTGTTGAGCGTGTTCTCGACGGCCTTCATTGAAGTTGCCGCCTCGGCCGCCTGTTTCTCGACCGCCGATATTCGAAGTTCGTGATTGTCAATCTGCCGGAGGGAGACTTCTGCTGCTGTGAGACGCTTGTCGAGGCGATCGATGGAATTCGCCTGCGAGTCCTGATTGGCGTTCACCCTCTCCCAGGTCGCGCCCCACGCTACGAGGCCGCCGGCAAAGCCGAACAGGATCACCAGGGTATTGAGGTTATATTCAAACCTCCATTTCGGAGTTGCGACCATCTTTTCGGGTTCCTGTTCAGCCAAGCCCCTGCCCTCGTAATGCAATACCACGGTGGAAGAGCCGGCCCTCCATGATGAGAGCCGGCCTGTTGTGTCGTTACTGCGTGTTCTTCGGCGCGATGTAGGTCAACAGCGCAGGCAGGCCGATCGTGAGCGCGTAGAGCGCTAGGTATCCATACCAGGGCGTACCTTCCGGCATGAACGGGAGACCGGCCGTTCCGGTCAGAGCGCCACCAGCGGCCGCGGCAACGGCTTTCGAGATGTTCATGATGGTCTCTCTCTATTCAGCCGCTTTGGCTTCGCGCAGTGCGAGCGAGACGGTCGCGTAAGCGGTTGCCGCCACTACGAGTGCATTTGCTGCCGTGACGCCGCCTGGATCGGCGCAGATCACCCGCACGCCGTCATAGGCTGCCTTCTCCTTGGCGAGAGTCTTCGCTTTTATGTTGCCGGAGGCGGAAGCCGCGATGAATGCAGCGTGCGCGGTTTCCAGCAGCGCGCAGGTCTTCGGCAGGCTGTTCTTGATCGCGGTGTCGAGAGAGCCGGTAGTCGTGCAGGACGCGAGCATAAGGCATGCCGACGCCGCTGATGCAATGATCAGTGAACGCATGGTCAGTTCCTTCGATGTTGGGAGGGGTTAAAGCTTGGCTTTCGCTTCGGCGCGCAGCTTGTCGCCGCAGGCCTTTGCGCCTTTCACGGAAGGATCGAACGCGAGCCGCGTGAAATCCCATTTTCCGCGTTGCTGAATGCCGAGGTTGTTCTGCACCTCGGCATGAGAGAGGACGGTCTTGTCAGTGACCGGGATGGAGTAGCGCCGGCAGAGATTGGCGACGACGGATGTCAGCGCATCCCATTGTTCGCGGGTCATCGGATATTTGCCGGGATCGAATGGCGCCTCGTTCGAACCGCCCATGCAGCAGAGCGAGACGCCGATCGAGCCGGAGTTAGCCCCGAGCGTATGAGCGGCATAGCCCTTCTTCGCCGGCGCCTCATTGAGCTTGATCGAGGGAACGCCCCTGACCAGCTTGCCGTCGTCCTCGATGAGGATGTGATAATGGACCCGGTCGAACTCGCTGGCTTTGTGCGCACCTGCGGTCCAATGGCAGATGATCCGCCCCATCTTGGCCTCTGGCATCCATTCGGCAGGGACGATGGCTGCAGTTGACGGCTGAGGAGGAGAAGGCCAGCCCCGGAGCTTCTCGATCTCATCTAGCGCCGCATTGACGGCCGCGATGGTCTCGCCGCCGGGATCGCCATCCGCCCCAAATTCCGGGAGCGGAAAGCCGAGCGCGATCAAGCGCCGCTGCAGAGACTGCACGGTCGGAGTCATGTTGTCTCCTGATAGTAGTGTTTGAGAGGTTGGTTAGCTCGAATGGGCGACTAGAGACCGAAGGCGGGTTGTGTTACCCCGACGCAGCCGTCTCGCAGGGCGGACGGGGCGGTTAGAGGCCTGGCGCCTTACCTCCAGCGACGGGCCTCGCGTGGAGTTCGTCTGGGGTCTCGCTTATGGACAACAAGCCTTCGCTGTAGCGGCAGGTGGCAAAATAGCGGGTTCTAGCTGTTCTTAGACGCAAGAAGGCCCCTTCTCTCTCGACGAAAGAAGAGGCCCCAGCGTCTGAGCGTTCGAATTCACAGACACTTGCTTATACGTGTCATGTCGTCGATGGCGCAACTAGGGATCGCCACGCCAGCCGCTTGTGCACCATTCACATTGTTGTGAGAAGAAAACGCCGCTCACGGGTGGGCTTAGAGGTCCACCGCCGCCGCCCACATGGCATCAATTTGGCTGTCAGTGAGGCCGAGCGCGGCGCCTACCATGGCGATAAGCGGGTGCATGCGCTCGAAGGTGGTCGCGTATTCCCACTCGATCTGGGCGGTTTCCTTCTCGACGCCCTCGGGCATCGCCTCTATGGACGCGGTGACCTGGGCCAGTGCAAAGCCGTTGCTGACGAGACCTAGCCGAATCTGGCGCGCCGAGAGCGCTGGCATGTGGATGGAGGGCTGGGACGGGATCGCTTCGGCTACCCATGCACTGCCGGCCCACTTGAAGATATGGCCGGGGATGAATTCAGGCGGGGCGATTTCCGTCGCATAGGCCGGGATGAGATACACTCCCGGCTCCAAAGGGCTCTCGTCGGCCTCTGAGGACCCGGTGTATTCGAGCGTGCTCGGATGATAGTTGTAGACCGTCAAAGGCATGGGGTTTCCTCAGAATTTGATGCAGGCCAGAAGGGCCACGTTGCGAGGACGGGTTTCAGTGCCGCCGGTCGATCCCGAGTTGAATTGGGCGATGTCAACCGTATGGTTGTGGTTGTCGGAACTGGTCGCGCCAGAATAGGTGTGGGCGTGGTCACCCGCAGAGCCGGTGTTGAACGTTCCCGTAGAACCGCCGCTCTCGGCGTTGTTGATGGTGCCGGCGTTGAAGCCCCGGTCTTGGTATGCGACAGAGTGCGCATGCGCGCCCGTCGTGTTCGTTGAGCCGGAATAGGTGTGCGAGTGCGTGTCCGAGGAAGTCGCTGTACTCGGCGGATTGACGGTGTGCAGGTGGCTCTGAATTTCGTCTGCCTGGGCGGAGCCGAACACGCGACCGCTATCGGCACCTCGAGCGTCATCCCAACCGCGCACGAACTCGCCGCGGAGATCCGGCAGGTTGAAGGTCGTCGAACCGTCGCCGGTCCCGAAAGTGGTTCCGATTACGGCGAATAGATCGGAGTAGGTGGTGCGGGAGACGGCCGCGCCGTTGGCTTTCAAGTAGCCGGTGGGTGCGGTGCTCTTGGCGTAGAAGATGACTGTTCCGGCAGGCGTCGAGCTCGAAGCTAGGCCGTCCACCTCCGATTTGCTGTAAACGTCAAGCGTGGTGCGCGCCGCGGAGTTGGAGCTGTCGTCCAACAGTGTCCGGGCAAAGCTGGTCAGCGTTGCAACGGCGTATGTGTCTGCTGCCGTCGTATAGATCATGCGATCGGCGGCGGTGGTCAGCCCCGCTATCGAATTTAGCCCGGCGTCATATGCCTGCACGTTCGTTCCGATGGTGAGCCCGAGCGTCGTGCGTGCTGCTGTAGCGTCGGCGTCGTCAATGAGCGACCGGCCAAACGCCGACAAGGTTGCCACAGCATAGGTGTCGGCCGCGGTGGTGTAGATCATCCGGTCGGCGGCCGTCGTCAGTCCTGCAATGGAAGCGAGGCCAGCGTCATATGCCTGGACGTTCGTTCCGATCACAACGCCAAGTGTGGAGCGGGCGGCCGTCGCGTCCGCATCGTCGATAAGCGAGCGCCCGAACGCGGTAAGCGTGGTAACCGCATATGTGTCCGATGCCGTCGTATAAGGGAGCTTGTCAGCAGATGTGACCAAGGCCGAAATGGAGGTAAGGGCCGCGCTTGCAGTTTGCGCGCCGAGAGCCGTCCGCGCAGCACTTGCCGAAGTCGCACCCGTACCGCCCGCCGTGATGGGCCGTGCGGCGTTGGCATCAGCCGCCAGATCATCCACGAACGCATTGTAAGGCACGCTCTGAATGGTCGTTCCGGACACGCCTTTCGTGCCGGCAGGAGGGCTGTATACGCCGCCAGTTCTAGGCATCGGCATTCTCCATAGAAAAAGGCCCCGCGAGGGAGCCTGGCCTCATCTCATCTTCTATTGACTTTGATCGCCAATAAGTTGTTCAGTGCGCCTCAGGGGAATTGAGGGGGCACATCTTGAATTTTTACTTGGCGGGGCGGCTGTCTATTGCCGCAGCGATGGCGTTTGCGTTGGCGAGTTGCACCACGACGCAGGCAGGTTTTCGCAAAAATCCTGAGGGTGTAAGCAAGTCAGCGCTCTGTCGAACTTTCATAACGAATACGGATCTCGCGTTTACGCAGGAGCTTACCGCCGAGCTCGCGCGTCGCCGTATCGACCCAATCGAATGCGTCAGCATGGTGCAGCGGGAGAATCAGGCTGCGGCGGTTATCGTGGCCGTTGCATTGGTGGGAACCGCGGTAGCCGTCTGCGCGAACAATAACTGCGGCGGCGGCTCCTCCTATCCAGCTTACACACCGTACCGTGGAAACTGCCAATACGATTGGCAGCGCGACGCTGCGGGCAACAGATGCGGAAACCGAAGCGCATATTCTCGCCCAGGTGGGTACTGAAGCTCGACCGCGAGCCATCTTCATTTTCCACGACACTCGTGTATGTTGTGGCAATGCTTAGGATCGTTCAGCTAGCCTGCATCGCAGTAACAGCCATGGTGCTTTTCGTGTTCCGCGAGAGCTTCCTATCGTTGAAGACGTGGTTTGGACCGGATTTCCCCATTGGGTTCATCTGTGGCGCAGGACTCGTCGCCCTTGTTTGGGCCTTGAACGAACACTTTGGCAGTTCAACGAGGCCCGGTCGCGCTTCCAAGCAGGAGTGATTTTGCCAAGGCTTCGACGAGGCCCGGGTTCTGCCCGGACCGCTGGGCCTGCGCGATAGCATCGACAAGAGCGGATCGATTGCTGACCATCGCGTCCGCCAAGGAAACGTTCGCAGCCTCACGCCTTCCCCCCATGATCGAATTTGCAAGCTTGTCGACCAAGCGCACGCCGGCAGCTCGCACGGCACCGCTTGTCCCGCCTGCCGCATATGCATTGCGCGCGAAATTCGGATCTTCCGTTCCGCCAAGATCAGCGATGTGCTGCTGACGGCGTGCTGTTTCAGAATTGCGGGTAACCACATCGCGTGTCTTCGCGAATTGCAGCTCGTTATCTAGAACCTGAAACAGTCGATCAGCCTTCTCTTGTCCGAACAACTGAGACAGTCGAGCACGATTCCAGTCGCCATCAGATTTCACCAACTTGTTGAGGCGGGCAATATCGTTGGCGTTGCTGCCAAGGATTCGGTCGACTTCTGCTCTCGCGCCCTGCGAAAGCCTCAGTGGCACTGCCGATGGGCCGATTTGCGCTCCTTGTGGAAGAGCGCCCTGCTGAACCTCTGCAGCGAGCTCCAATGGCCTGGGAGCCGTGCGGCCATGGTCCAAGACGCTCTGGCCGCGTTGGACGGCCTCTCGCTGACGTGCCAACTCGGCATACGCGGCATCGGCTTCTTTGATGCGTGGAACGGCACGAGTAAGCGCGTCATCAAGCATCTGCCGCGTTTCAGTAAGTGCTGAGATGACCTTGGGGTTTGCTTCGGTGGCAAGTACGCCGTCGATTGCCTGGCGTGTCTGGAACACCACCCGAGGGTCATTGGAAACGACATCCTGACGATTGACATCCAACATCCCGCGGACACGCTGAAGCGCTCGCTGGGCGTCACCGCGCAACGTCTGGATCGACCTGTCAAGGTCATGTGTAATCGCCGTTATGTCGTAGGGCCGCGCCTGACTAAATGCATCCCGATACAGGGGCGACAGTAGCTGCTGATTGGCCTCGATGCCGCGCTCTATCTCTGACGGAACGACATTACGCCCGAGCGTCTCGTCAACTGTGGCTGCGAGACGGGCGTTCGCACCCGCATGCCTTGCCTCAAGCGCAGAGCGCATGACCTCCTGCCCCCGACCGGGCATTGCTGCGAGGGCCGCAGCTTTACTCTGTGTATTCGGCCCAAGATCAGCAATCATGCTCTCTGGGCCCAAAGTGTCTAGCCTGGACCGCACTGCGGCTCCGTCAAGACCGTCGCCTGCGATGGCCTTCGCAAGCTGATTGACCGTCGACGCCTTGGTGCCTGCTGCCTTTGCTGCCTGCGCGGTGCGGTAGGCGTTCATTGCCTTGCGAGCACCAGCACCGACGACCTTGCCAACCGTCGGCCCAATAACCCCCATGCCAAAGCCTGCAGCGGTTCCCCATCCAGTTTCGGAGATATCACCGCCAGATCGAACGGCAGCGTCCGTGCCGCCAACGCCTGCGCCGCCAATGCCAGACATCAAGCTACGAATCCCGATACCTGCGCTGCCTGCTCCAAACAACGAAGGGGCTGCGACAACCATCGGCAGAGTCCCTGCCACGGCACCGGCAACTCCGGCACCGGTCGATACATACGGATGGGCCGCTTGGGCAGCCTCGGTAAGCGCCTGCGCTTCCTTCAGGTTGTCGTCGTAGCTCTCGCCATTGAGGGCGGAAGACAGCGCCGCCGCACCCCGCTGGGCGGTGCCAAGAAGCATGGGGCCAACAATAGGCATGCTGTTGAGATAGCTAGTCGTGGCAGCCCCGAAGGTGCCGCTGGGACCCGCCATGCGCTCCTCCCGATCGAGCATTTCGGCACCTTTTTCAAAGGACAGGTGTCGGCCGCTCGGGCGGGGCTTGGCATCATAACCGATCTTGGCATTGAACTCCTCGCGAGGAATATCGCTGTAGAACTTCCGGTGAAGCGCATCCGCGAGCTGATCGTCACTCAAATCGTGGTACTGCGGAAACTTCTGTCGGACCTCGGAAATGGTTGGCATTATCGAATCCCCAATGGATCAGCGCCGTTGTTGTTCGACCGGCCATATGTTGGGCCAGCAGAACGCTTCATCCCGTTGACAACCGTTTGTCGGTTCCTGCGCTTCTGCTCCAGGACTTCGTTGGTGTCTCCCGGCTGCGGAAAATACTGCTTGTTAGCGTTGTCGAACTCTTCCGCTGAAATGACGGCGCCCGACTCTCGGCGCAGTTGGGCATTGATGAAGTCGCGCCGAGCCTGGTCGAAATTCTGGAAATCATCGCTGACCATCCAGTTCTCGAGAAAATCGGGGATGTAATCATTACCGCGTACCGCCTGATCCCAGACACCAAGGCCGGCGCCCTCAAACTGATCGATCAGCCCGCCGGATGTGTTCATTCGGTCTGCAAACGTTGCCGCTTCCTTCTCGTCGACGGTGACCTTCGGAGGGGTGATTTGGATGTTACCTTTTGGTGTCGTTTGCCCGGGCACCTGAGTCTGCGGCTGCATCTGCTGCTGCGGTGGCTGATTGGATGCCGGCTGGGACCCAGACATTTGCTGCGGCTGATCGCCTGCGGAAGACTGCCCGAACACGCCCTGCGGGGTCAGGAAGATGATCTCGCCGTTCGGACCTGAAATCGTCTTGCCCGCTGCAAGCTGCTGTGCCTGCTCAGGTGTAAGCTGTCCGCTTTCCATTAAGCCGTTCAGGGCCTGAGCCTCAATAGAGTTGCCGTTGAAACGAAAGCTTCCGTCGCCGCTACCGCTGGGAGCCGTGAGCCACTTATCTTGGTTGGGATCGTAGACATTACCGTTGCCGGCATTGATCAGCGGCTGTCGCTTGGGCTTCTTTGCCTCTTCGAGCTCGATCTGGCCCTTTTGCAGGTCAAGCTGGTACTTCGGATCATTTCGCTGCACTTCTTGCTCGTACTGCTGGCGCTGAAGCCATGTCTGCTGCTCGCGAGCCGCTTGCTCTTCCTGCTCCTGCTGCTGGTAAAGCGTCTGCAGAACGGCCTTCTGCTCCTGCGATAGCCACGGATTGCTGAGAGCCTGAAGCAAAGCCATCTTGTCCGGCCGGGCCTGTGCCGGCGCCTGCTGCGGTGCCTGCTGCGGCGGTGTCTGTTGCTGCCCCATTGCCTGCGCCTGTGCGACCTGCTCGGGAGAAGCCGGAGAACCGTCCATCAGCGCCGGCATGATGCCGCCCTGCGCGTTAGCGAGCTGCTGAGAGCCTTGGAACTGCGGGGGAATGGCAGGCTGCTGCTGCGGAGCGTTCTGGATTGGTCCCTGCGAAGGCTGCTGCGCGTTCCTGCCGGGGAATTGTGCCTGATATTCCGGTGTCTGTTCGAAGGCGGCGACCTCCTCGGAGAGAGACGGCGGCGGTGCGCCACCTTCACCACCTCCGGCAGCCATCGCGTTGACCGCCTCGGCCGACGTCTGCGGCGGCATGCCGATGGCCGGGTCAAGACTTGCGACCTCCTGCCCCTGACCCCCGAACAGCGCGAGCGCCTTGGCTCTGTGCCCGGCCATCTGTTCCTCGACCTTGTCGCGGACTGTACCGGGTGCGCCTCCTGCGGCAGCATCGGACGCATTGTAACGGCCTACCCCGCCGGCGTTGATAGCCGAATAGATGTCGAGCAAGCCCATGCCCGGTTTGACGCCGGTCGACCGCAGATATTTCGCAACGGCGCCATTCTCTCCCAGCTGGGAGCCAACCGGGTCGTCCCAGTTGACGCCGTACTGCTGCGCCTGCGGCTCGCCGAACTGGATCAGGCCGCGATGCTTGCCCCATTTGGTCGTCGGTCCCGTCTTGGTCGGGTCGAAGGTGCCGGCGGTTTCATACGAGATAGCAGTCGCCAGATCGACAGGATCGACGCCCAGGGCGCTCGCCGTCTGTGCGATGCCGTCGCGGATGGACGGGTCAACATTGACAGATGCCGCCGCGCCGGCGCCTGCGCTCGGGCTCGTGCTTGCCGGTTTGATGCCCGGAGAAAGCATGCTCGATGCGCTCACGTCAGGCGCTTGCCCGATGATCCGGTTGAACAGGTCATCCGCGGCGCTCCGGCCGGCCTTCTCCGCCTTGCCGTCTCGATGACGGCCGATGCCCACGGCTGCCCCCTTCAGCATGGCGCCGATGCCTTCATAGGCGTTCTTCGGCGTGCCCCCCATCAGTTGGGAAGCAAGAAGGTCCGCCATCTCACGCTTGCGAGCGAGCGTGTCGGGCGTCTCTTTGGTATTGCCGCCGAACAGGAACGAATATGCCATTTATTTCTTCCTTCCTGCATCGAACAGCGCGCCGTAATTCACCCGCCGGAAGCCGTCAGCGCCCTTGCGCACGGCGTCGGGGCGGACCTTTTCCACCTCTTGCGCCATCACGCCGATGCGCTTCGGAGCGTTTTTGCCTTCGCCCTTGTACCGGTACTCATAGAGCCCGCCGACCTTCTTGATGTCCTGCTTCGCCGTCTTGTCCGACAGCGTGAACATCCCGGCGAGTCCACCCATAAGGCTGCCGATGCCCGCCTGGTTCTGCTGGTAGGCGCCCATCTTGTTCGCATAGTCCTGCTGCACGAGCCCGGCATAATCGACAGTCGGCATGGGGTTGCTCTGTGTCGGGACGAAGCTCGGGCTGTTGACCTGGGCGCCGGACATGAGGCCGATGATTTCGTTGATCGGCTGGTTGCGCTGGGCGTAGAGCTCGTTCAGGTACTGCGCCCGCTGCTGGTTCTGCATGTTGAACTTCGACTGCTGCGAGTTGAAGCTCTGGTCCTGCAGGGCGTTGTTGCCGGCCGTGGCCGTGTTCTGGTTCTGATATTGCTGCTGCAGCGCGTCGTTGCCGAACTGAGCACCGGCCAGCCCTTGGCCAAACTTCTGCTGCTGCGCGGCGTTGTTGGCCTGCTGCTGCGCCTGGTTCTGCCCGAACTGCTGTTGCTGGGCGGCATTGCCCATCTGCATGTTGTTGGCGTTCTGGGCGTATTGCTGCGCCTGCGCGGAGTTGGCGAACTGGCCGGAGCCAAGCTGCTGGTTATAGGCCTGCTGCTGGGCTGAGTTCTGGAAGGTTGCGGACTGATTGGCGAGCCCGGCAAGGCGGGATTGCTCCTGCCCCGCGCTCAGGATGGCCCCGAGACGAGCGTCCGTGGAGGACCGGTTCGCTTCGTCGATCGCCCGGTTATAGGCTTCCGAGCCCGGCTGCAGGCCCTGGTTGGTCAATCGCGTTTCCAGCGCGGCCCGATCGCGCTCCATCTGCGGGTTCAGGCGCTGCATCAGCGCATCTTCGACCTTTTGCCGGTCGGCGCTGAAATCCGTCTCATAGCTGCGGGTGATGTCGCCGGCATTGCCGAGCTGGTTCTGGATCTGGCCGCTGTCGGCAACCTGCTTCTGAATGTTACCGGCGCCAGCGATTGAGGATTGAACGTTGCCGTAATTGCCGAGGCTTGTCTGTAGCTTCGGCCCGCTGCCAAACTGCTGGTACTGTGGCAGCCCGATGCCGCCAGCGTTTCCGCCCGCAGGAGCTCCGCCGATGTTGATCGGCTTCCCTAACAGGTCGTTCAGCTTGCCCGACTGATTGTTGGCGAGCGTCGCCATGTTCAGTTCGGCGGCGTCGGTCTGGTTCTTGATCGCCTGCTGCTGCTGAGACAGCGATTGCGTCGCGGTCGGGACCTGCAGATCGTATTCCTTGCCGCTAAGCGGGTCTTTCCACTTCTGCGTCGTATAGGTGTACGTCAGATTGCCATCGGGCGTGACCTGGTTGACGTTGCCCATAACGTTGTTGGCAACGGATGTCCCGATGTTCGTTGCCGTCTGAGCGGACGCCGTTTCTTGCGGGTCCGGAGCTTCCGGAGCGCTACCGTAAAGGCCCATGTGTCAATCCTTTATCCAGTCTTCGACGGTCTCTCGCGAGCCGGAATGGCAGAGTTCAAAAAAGTCTTCTGTGGTGGTCTTGGCGTGGTCGTAGCCGCCGCAGATCGCGGCAACCGCGGTGACGATCGAGCCGACCGCCTCGCGCATGACGAATCCGAATTGCCGCTTCAGCGCGTCCCGAGAGGACCGCCACTCATCGCTCAACTGCCATTGCACGATGACGTTGTTCATCAGCGGAGCCAGCGTGCCTGCATGATGGATGAAGAACGGGTTGAGCGGCAGCACCGTAAGCGTCCGGACCAACAGCCAGCAGATATTGCGCTGCCGGTTCTCGTCCTCGTCGACAATGTCGTCGGCAAGACGCGCGACCTCGGAAATCTGGCTCAGGAAATCGGCCGCGGCCACATCGCCTCGCGTCCAGCGTAGAAGCGCGGCGCGCACTGCTTCCGGTTCACTCGGCAACATCAGGCGCTCGCCTCCCCGATCGACACTTGAACCGTGGCGAGGTCAACCTCGATATCGAGCTTGAAGTCGCCGCCGGAGGTGATGACACAGCCCACCGCCAGCATGTCGCCGGTGGCACGCACGTTCTGCCGGAAGTCGTAGCGCTGCACCTGGGAGACGCCGTCCCAAAGGGCCACGTCCCACAAGCCGACGTCCCATTCCGAAGATGAAGAATCGCCCTCGGTGACGGAATCAAACGTTGGCGTTGATCTGTCGTAGTCAGAGCGAGCGAACAGCCTGACCTTGGGCTTCGTTTTTGCCCGGAAATACATGTGAGCAAGAGACGCCGTCGCCCTTTGCCCGAACTGACCGGCCGGCGAGAACTGCGAAAGGTAGCTCGCCGAGAAGGTAAGCCCGTCATCCGTACCGCTGGCGTCCCCCTGCCACATGTAGCCATCGAGGGAGCCGAAGAAGAGGCCGCCTTGAAGCGTTTCATAGCAGAGCGCCTGCCAATTGCTGATCGTCGACCAGCGCCCGGTGAGCACGTTCAGGACAAAGGTCGTGTCGGTGACGACGGTGTTTTCGGGGAAGGCCACGAAGACAAGGTTCTGTTCCGGCCATTGCTTCAGCGTCCAACCGGTTCCGGTGGCATTTGCCGCCTTGCGCCAATCGTCCTCGATGGGGCGCGACACGGAGACCAGGGAAAGCGACTGCCGGTCGCGCTGGAATACCTGCGACATCGGTGTGAGGCCGTCTGTGGTGGCAATGAGGATGTCAGCCCCCGCCCTGATCCATGCGTTTTTGCCGAGTGGCCGCCCGATTTGATAGACGCCCTTCAGAGCGAAATCCGAAGCGCTCGAAGGGTCCGACCCCGCATAGACGGCAATTTCGCCCTCGGTCGACAGAAACACGCAGAGGTCGGAAAGGCCGTCGCCGCTTTCCAGCGACCAGGAGAAGCCCGTCAGCAGCGAGCCGCCCTTCTTCATCACGCCGCCGAGCGGGAATACGACTGCCGCGCCGCCAATGGCGTTGACCGGCAGGTAATAGGCGTCAAGCGTGCCGTTCTTGAGGAAGAATTCCCGGTTCTTGAACAGCCAACCATAATTCAACTGCGGCATCGTCGTGCCATCGGTGAAGGTGATGGCCGGCGCGGTCGTCCAGGTCGTACCGTTGTAAAGCTGCCGGTCGTTGGCGCCGTTCAGGCAGACCAACCAGGAGGTGCCGGCATTGGTATGCTGGAACGCGCACCAGTCGCCGCCGCTCATGCCGGAAACATCGGCCGCCGTGGTGGTCGGAGGGGCGGCCGGCGCGGTCATGTTGTAGATGCCGGCGCTCGTCGCCATGAACAGCTTTTCATTCGAGCCGTATTTGTATTTGAACGCGCTCTTGATATCGCCGCCGTCTGCCGCGAGGCCCTTTTTCTGCGATCCTCCGCGGATTTTGCAGCCCATCAGGGTCGGGAAGAAGTTGCGCAGCACCGTTGCCGAGCCCGGTTCTTGCGATGCCATGTCCGCCGTAGTGACAAGGCCTCCCTTTGGCGCAGGGAAGGTCACCGGCTGCGATGACTGCTCCCGGCCTACCGATACCGAGCCACGGTTGGATTGCCCTATACGGGCCGGCCTGGGCTGAATTCTCATCCTGCCCCCCGATCGGCGTTGATCTCCTGCGCGAGGTCGGCTTCGAACTCGGCGAGATTGTCCTCGTAGGCAAGGCCCTTCTGTCGCTTCCAGCGCCAGATGATGCCCTTCACGAGCAGCCTTTCCGGAAAGAGCGTCGTGTCGTCGTCAGCCTGAAACGTCGCCTGCGGCCCAGCCGGATCGTTCAGGATCCAGTTCTTCGAGACGTAATCGATGATGGCATCGACAGCAGCAGAGGTTGGCGAGAACAGCACCTGGCCGCCCTTGATGAAGAAATATGCCGTGGTGGACGGGACACCGACGATAACCGCCCACTGGCCGCTGTTCGTCACCGGCCGCACGAAGGCGCCGGCAGAGGTCCGGACAGAGCCGCCGGGCGTGAGGCGTTGGAAATCGGTAGGGAGGTTTTCCGGGGAAGCGGTGACGGTGTGGGATTTCAGCGTCTTCTGCCAATCGGCACGGCGCGCTATCTCGTCGCCGGCTTCCTGTGCCATGGCAACCATCGTCTGCGCGTTCGGCTCGTCGGAGCCATAGACGCTGTCGAACTGCGAGAGCGAGACGATATCGCAAACCTGATTGATCGCGGAAAGCAAGGTCATGCCAAACTCCAGATCTTACCCAAATGAATAAGGCTGACCGCCGATTGTGAGACACCGAACATCGCACCGATCTCTTTTTGCGGCACTCTCCCGGAAAGTTTCCTGATCTCTCTCACGGCATCTTTCGTCAGTTTCGCTCTGCCGTGACGTTCACCTACGGCGCGCGCGCCATGAATAAGTTTCTCTTCCTCGTTTTCCTTATGCGTTTTCCAATACAGGTGCCGTTTCGTCACGCACCCATTGCGCCCGTTGCCACACGAGTGGGCCGCCTCATGATCTGGCGTCGGGGGAGCCCCATACATTTTCCGGCAGACGTAGCGAGAAACCGTGGTCTTGCTGCCATTGAGCTTCATCAGGCCATATCCGCCACTTGTCCTTTGATAGGGCCACGTCAAACATTCGTTGCCCTCATAGGTGAGGACATTTTCTTGCAAATATCTTCGTGCTTCACCCCTTGCTGTCATGGCGTTGGCCCCCCGACGACAGTTTGGGAGTTGCCCCAGCGGCCGCGCTCGTCCTCAATCTTCAGCCCGCTAAGAGCCAGCATCATCAATTGCTGTGCAGCGGTGGCCCCTTCGACATCCTTGCCCCATATCGCAATTTCGTTGACCAGGGCGAACAGGTAGACGTCAGGCGCCTTCTCCAAGAGCCAGTTTGTCGGGTTGGATGGCGTGAGAGCCGGAATGCGCCCGTAATAGGTTACGGTAAGGTCCTGATCGGAGATCGGACGCGCCTTGATGGTGTTGCCGACGATAGCATAGCCGATCGGCGCCGTGCCGCTCCGGTCCATATAGCTGTTCGTCAACTGCTGCAGCGAGATTGCACGAATGGGAATGCCGGCTGCGTTCTTGACCTCGCGCGCCTCGAGGAAGTCAGCCGGAAGCGTGCCGTCGCCATCAATCAGAGAGATTTCGTCGGTCACTTCCATGTCGGCGACACGAAGCCCGCGGTTTAGCTTCAGCTCTGCGAGGCCGACGAAACGCGGGAAAAGGTGCGCGATATCCTCACGCCCCGAATACTCGCCGGCATCCACCAGGAGGGACGCATAGTCCGAGATGGTCATAGATGCCCCTCTTTCGTCCGCCAGGCGCGGTTATCGGAACTGTTGAGGAACCGTTTCACATAACGGTCGTCGCCCTCTGTGTGGGCCTGCACGAGGCCAGAGCCGTAGGCGATGTTGAGCGGGATGGAGGCGACGCGGTGCCAGTCCCCGGACCATGCGCGGCTCACCTCATTGCGAACCGCCTGGTTCTGGTTGACGATGTTCGTGATCGGATAATCGACGCGGAAAACGTCCTTCTCCCCGTCGAAATAGTGCCAGACGGAGCGGCCGGTCGTCATGTCGTGGTCAAAGAGCGTCCACTCTCCGTCTCTGATGATCATTCGGCATCTCCGGGAAGCGGATCGGCGCGCTCGGCCTTACCGGCGTCTATGAGCTTCTTTGCCTCGGCAACGGACACTTCGATCACCGTCCCGGCGGGCGTGCGCTTGTTTTCTTCAAACCACACGTCGTAGAGCAGCTTGACGGGGGTCTTTTTGGCTTCTGCCATGTTGTCTCTCCTTGGAATGGGAAGGGCGAGCCGAAGCCCGCCCCTGTTGATGATGATCGAGGCTGATTAGCTCGCGGCGGTGAGGCCGAAGAGGTCGGCAGCGACGCCGAGGCCCTTCTCGTTCTTCACCTTGAGCGTACCTTCGCCTATGATCACGCCCTTGTCGGCGTCACCGGTCTTGGCGACCTTCTTGTCTTCCTGGATCTTGTCGAGCCAGAGGAATTCGACCATGTCGGTGTCGAGGAAGAAGGCATTGCGCGCCTGGGCGGCGCCGACAGCCTGAACCCGGTTCGGGTGGATCATGACAGTGCCGAACGGGCCTTCGTAGTAGTCGGCCGTGGCAACGATGGTGTTGCGCTCACCGCCCTTGGAGACGGCATAGCGGAACGGAGCCACGTTGGCGTCCGACATGAAGGTGACGAACACGCTCTTGACGTAGGGCGATACCGAGACGTGGCGGAAGTTGGCGCCGTTCTGGTAACCCGACTGCATCACGCTGTCCAAGATGGTCTTGGTGAATGCGCGCTGCGTGCCGTTGGTCGGGGCGACCGTCAGACCGGTACCGGAGTCAAAGCCCCCGTTGGCGCCACCGGCACCGCGGGAAACGTTGGTCTCGATCCAGGTGTTGAGCGAGCCGAATTCGCGGGTGGAGCCCGCCACGGAAGCGTTGGTGTCGACGATGGCGAACTCGACGTCCTTGCGGATTTCGACGCCCTTCTTCAGCTTCTGATACTTCCGCTTCTCAGCGTTGCCGGCGTTGCTCACAGTTTCCTGCGTGCGGGAGATGATCCACTCCTTGCGCATGATCTGGGTATAGTTGCCCATGCGATCGGGCGGGGTAATGGCCCCGAAGGTATATTCGTCACCTTCAGGCTTGATGTTCGCTGCCGGCGCGGCGAGCTCGTCCGTTTCCCATTCGGGATGGACGGAGACGCACTTGCCCTTTTCGATGAGCGAGTAGATTGGGGTGTCTTCCGGCGTGATGCGGGACACCACGTCGGAGAGTTCTTCACGGTTGCCGACCGCATTCGTGGTCTGGAAGGTGTTGGCGAGAGCTGCCATGGTTCTGATCCTTTGAAGATGGGTTATT